GGTGGTGGTAGACAATTATCAGTTCCTTTGGGTGGTGGTACTTATTTAGACATAGGATTTGGAGGTTTAGGTGATCTTCTTACTCCAGATCTTTTAGCTCTTATAAAATATTTACAAGGAGAAATAGAAAAAACTCCGGGTTCTGAAACTAACAAACCTATTAGAGATGCTCTTAGTCGTTGGAATAAATTATTAAATGATTATAAAAACGGTGACGCTACACTACAAGATCTAAAAGATTTTGATCCGGGCATACTAGGTGACATGGGTGTTTGGTCAGAGTATTATGATGACTTTATTTCAGGAGAAGAAGGAGTTGTTCTTGGTGGAGTAGAATCTACAGGCGAATTTGGCGATGTAGCAGTAATACTTCCTCCTTTGTTGCCTCCTAAAACTGAAAATAAAAGAACAGATGGTGGTGGTGGTTTAATGACCGGGGGTGGTATTAACACTGGTACTACTGGAGGTCCCGGCCCAGCTACTGAAAACAAAAGAACTGGCGGTGGTGGTGGCGAAGGTACTGGTGACGGTGGTGGAGAAGGTACTGGTGACGGCAGGCTTGATGTACTTGGAGAAGATTGGGAATACGATCCAGAGCATGATTACATCTACGTAGGCGATTGTACGTTTGTACGTGTAGATGAAAATGGTAATCCTATTGGTGAGCCTACTGTATCAGAGTACTGTGATCCTAACGATGATGTATATGTAGTAGGTGGTAATTATTCTGGTCCAGATAGTGAGTGGGACCCTCGTCGAAAAGTTATAGTAGATATTTTTGGCGAAGGTTCTATTATTGATACAACCAAAGACAACACTGAGCCAGAAGAAAAAGATAAAGACGCTACTGAGGCAGAAGAAAAAGAAAAAGATAAAGACGCTACTGAGGCAGAAGAAAAAGAAAAAGATAAAGATAAAACACCTCCAGAAGAAGAGAAAAAAGATAAAGACGGTATTGGCTGCACAACTTTAAATGAAAACGGTGAAGTAGTAGAAGGTGTATATAAAAACGGTGTATGTGTAATTCCACCAACTACATCTGGTGGCAACGGTGGTGGTAACGGCGGTGGTGGTAACGGCGGCGGTGGTAACGGCGGTGGCGAAGGTGTAGTAACTTTCGAAAATATGTATGGGTACTACGGTAATAAAGATGGTGGTGACGGTGATGACGGTGACGGTGATGACGGTGACGGTGATGACGGTGACGGTGATGACGGCGGCGAAGAAGGATCTATGTTTAAAGATATGTCTTTAGGCGGTACTTCTGGTTCTGCGTTTACTCCCTTTCAAGCCGTACCGGGATATACAGCCCCTACTTATGCTCCTATTAATGTACCACAACAAGATTATATGGCTGAGATAAATAATTTAATAGCAAGAAACAGCAGTATGTTTAAAGGTTATATATAATATGACATATTTAAATTTAGTAAACAACGTATTGCGGCGTCTACGTGAAGACGAAGTATCCAGCGTTACTGACAACACCTACAGCAAGATGGTTGGTGACTTTGTTAACGACGCTAAGAAGATGGTAGAGGACGCTTGGGATTGGTCAGCACTTAGGACTACTCTGACGGTAACTACGTCTTCTGGTATTTTTAACTACGTACTCACTGGATCACAGAACAAGATCAAGGTGCTAGACGTAATCAACGATACCTCAAACATCTTTATGCAGTACCAGACTCAACACTGGTTTAACGATAAGTACTTGAACCAATCACCGCCTAGTGGCGCACCTGAGTACTACACGTACAACGGTGTTGACTCTAGTGGTGACACTCAGGTAGATATTTATCCTAAGCCTGACGGTGTGTACAGCTTGAGATTTAACTGTACGCTTAGGAACCCTGAGCTAAGCTCTGACACAGATGTACTGTTGATTCCTAATCAACCCGTGATTCACTTAGCAGTGGCTCTGTTAGCTCGTGAGCGTGGCGAGACAGGCGGCACATCAGCACCTGAGTACTTTGGTATTGCTGATAAGTTTTTGTCTGACGCTATTGCTATGGACGCACAGAAGCACCCTGAAGAAACCATCTGGTACACTCCGTAGGAGCCTGACGTATGGCACAGCCACTACAAAGCATCAACCTAGTTGCTCCTGCGTTCAAGGGTGTCAACACAGAAGACTCGCCGTTAGCTCAAGATCCGTCTTACGCTGACGTTGCAGATAACGCTGTGATTGACAAGCGTGGACGTATTGCTGCACGTAAAGGTATCGACGTTGTTACTACTGACAAGACTGAACTAGGTACTGACTACGTACACAAGATCCACTACTTCTACGATGACGCAGGTAACGAAGTAGTATTTACTGCGGGTAACAACAAGATAATGACAGGGACAACCACCCTGACTGATGTTACTCCCGGCTCGTACACTATTACTGCTAACAACTGGAAGATTGTAAACTTTAACGATAAGGCTTACTTCTTTCAGCGTGGGTACGACCCGTTGGTATACGACAACGCCACAGGTCTTCGTACATTTACTGTAGCTAACGGTACAGCTACTGCGGCTACTCTGAAGTGTCACGAGGCTCTGGCAGCTTACGGTAGACTGTGGATCGTAGACAACGCAACAGACACACAAACTATTTACTGGTCTGACCTGTTGATAGGCACAGACTTTACTGGTGGTTCCAGTGGTTCTATAGATGTATCTAAGGCTTGGCCTGATGGGTACGATGAAGTACGGGCGTTGGCAGCACACAACAACACCCTGATTATCTTTGGTAAGCACAGCATACTTGTGTACGGAGGAGCGTCTAGTCCAGCTAGTATGGCTCTGGTTGACACAGTAGCTGGTGTTGGGTGCATCTGTAGAAACTCTGTTCAACACATTGGCACAGACGTTTTGTTTATGTCTCCTTCTGGACTCAGGAGCTTAGGCCGTACTATCCAAGAGAAGTCGCTGCCTCTGTCTGACCTGAGTTTAAACGTGAAGACTGAGATCATTAGTTTGATTAGCAACAGGACGTTACCTACAGCGTCTGTGTACAGCCCTGAGAACTCCTTTTACATCATTGTGTTCCCAGATCAACTTACTGCGTACTGTTTTGACTTAAAGGGTAAACTTGAGAACGGAGCGTACAGAGTTACACGGTGGACTTCTATTCCACACAAGTCGTTTGAAGTTAAAACTGACGGTACAGTGTACATAGGAACAGTTGACGGACTAGGGACGTACTCAGGTTACTTAGATAACACAACGGCGTACCGCTTTAGGTACTACAGTCCGGGGTTGACGTTTGGTGATCCTGCTAAAACAAAGTTGCTAAAGAAACTAAGACCTACTCTGGTTGGTGCTACAGGCGCAACAGTGTTTATGAAGTGGTCTTACGATCTAGCTACGGACTTTAAAACCTACGAGTTTACTGTAGGAAACCAAGTACCTGCGTACTACGGTGTTGACGAGTTTGCTATCGGTGAGTTTACTGGTGGTGAACTTACGACTAGAAACTCTGTTCAAGCAACAGGTAACGGAAGTATTATTACGATAGGACTAGAAGCTGACATTAACGGGTCTGCTTTATCCCTCCAAGAAATTAACGTATTAGCACTAATGGGTAAAACAGTATGAGTAACTATACAAAAACAACAAACTTTACTGCTAAGGACAGTTTACCTTCTGGAGATAGTGGTAAGGTTATTCGTGGTAGCGAGTTTGACACTGAGTTCAACGCTATATCAACAGCGGTTGCAACCAAAGCAGACACAGCTTCTCCTACATTCACTGGCACTGTAACGATTCCTGCGTTGACGTTTACGGGTACTCTGTCTACAGGCACGATTGACGGAGGAACTTACTAATGGCACACACATGGTGGCATCCTATTACATCAGGAATAGGCAGTGCAGTATCAGGTTTTTTTGGTGGTTTAGGTCAAAGTATTGGAAACAATGCAGGTAACATTGCATTAGGAGGCGCTGGACTTCTTGCACTAAAAGAGGCTTATGATCGTCTTGGTGATATTGGTGATGAGTCACAAGCTGGTGCAAACATTATTGCACAACAAGGATTACAACAATCACAGTTTAGACCGTTTACTGTAACGTCTACTACTGGTAGTCAGTTTGGTTTTACTCCTGCTGCTATGCCTTCATATACTACACCGTATGCTCCTCCTTCTATGTTTCCAACAGACGGTGGTGGCGGTGGTTATGTTCCTCCTAGTAATAATTTTCCGGGCACTGATTTTGTTCCGGGTGAGTCTATAGGCCCAACTAGATTAATATCATCTTCGCTGCAGATAGGGCCTCCCGGTTTACCTTTTACGGGCGTTGTTAATGATACGCCAGAGTTGCCTCCCGGTTTAACTGGTTCGGGCTTTGGTGGCGATATGGAACCATGGGCGCAAACGCCTGCTTTAGGCTCTTCTGCTCGTTTAACTTTATCACCTCAAGAAGAAGTTATGCAAGACATGCTTCAACAGCAAGCTGAGAGTGCTATGCTTGGTGGTCCTTTTGGAGCGTTTCAAAGACAACAAGCAGCACAACAAGCGTTTGGCTTAGGCGGTCAGTTCATGGGTGCTGCGGCACAACAGCCGTCTGATCTTAACCTGCTACGTGGACAGTTTGCAGGACAGGTGGGTGGTATGCTGGGTCAACAACCTAGTCCAGCCATAGGTCAATTTGGTCAACAAGCACTTGGCTTAGGTATGGCTGGCTTAGATACACAAGCCCCTTCTGATGTAGAAGCACTAAGACAACAGTACACTCAACTAGCAAGTCAAACTGCTGGTAGAGCTTTACAAGACACAACAGGACGAGAGGCTGACGTATACGAGCGTATCAGAGCTACACAGCGTCCTGAAGAAGAACGTCAACGTCTTGCACTAGAAGAGCGTATGGCTCAACAGGGGCGTTTAGGTGTACGTACAGCTATGTTTGGTGGTGCTCCTGAACAGTTTGCTTTAGCTCAAGCACAAGAAGAAGCACAGAACAGAGCATCCTTGATGGCAATGCAGCAAGCACAAGCAGAACGTCAGCAGGCTGTTAGTGAAGCCCAGACGTTTGGTGGTTTGTTTGGTCAACAGGCAGGACTCTCTAGCCAGCTTCAGTCAGCGGCACAACAGAGGGCTGCACAGTTGTCACAGCTTGGACTTAGCGCACAGCAGATTGAATCTCAGTTGCAGTCTGAGGGTCTAGGCAGAGCAGCTACATCAGCACAACAGGCGGCTCAGTTGGCACAGCTTGCTGGTGGATTACAGGCGCAACAAGCTGGCTTAGGTGCACAGTACGCTGGGTTAGGTAGCCAGTTGGCTATGCAGGATCTCGCTGCACAACAGGCACAACAGCAGTATGTTTTGGGTGCACTCACAGGCTCTTACATACCACAAGCACAACTGATGAACGTAGCACAGCTAGGTATGACGCCTATTGAAATGGCTCAACGTGGTCAGTTGTACGGTGCTGGTTTGTTTGGTGAAGGATCTATGGCAGGGCTTCAGTCTCGTTTAGCGGCAGCACTAGGACAAGCTAACTTGTTTGGTACTGTTGGTACTGGCTTATTGTCTGGTGCATTAGGAGTAAAAATATAATGGCTAGTTTTGCAAACTCATTTCTACAAGGGCTAATAAATCCTACGTACCAGCAGGGTTTGTTTACTGCTGCTCAAGGTGCTGGTAGTTTTTCTAGAAGACAGCAAGAAAAAGAAGATCTTGCTCGCATGAAAACAATGTCTCCAGTAGAGCAAGCTGACTTTATGGTGTCGCGTGCTAAAACACCGGAACAACTGCAAGCCGCAACAGCACTTAAAACTACAGCGGTTCGCGGAGCAGGACAGGAAAGCCTTGCGCTTTTGCAGCAACGCATGGTTGACGCTCAACGAAGAATGTCTGAGTTTTCTGCGGTAGGTAACGTGTCTCAAACAGAAGCTATTAAAGCTGAAATGCAACAGCTTGAAGATGCTATGGTGTCTGTTGCTCGTCAAACAGGACAAGCAAATATGACTCAGTTTATGGGAGAAGCAGATAGACGAGAAGCTAGTGTTAGACAAGCTGAATATGATGCTATTGAAAAACAAGCTACTGTTCTTGGAAATAAAGTTAAATTAGGAAAAGCAAGTTTACAGCAATATGCTTATGGTTCTGATGAATATAAAAATCAAGTAAAATTATTACAACGCCAAGGACTGCAACAATCTGTTGATCTTGCTGAAAAAGAATATTTTGAACTTGAAGAGGCACGAGCAAAACATGCAGAAAGTATAGGCCGTGCACCTACTGACGCTGAAATAAAAGAAATGGAGCAGGCAGGAGTTACAGTTCCTGATGATGCTTTAGGTCAAAAAGTAACTTGGCGAAGTTTTTCAAAAGGTAGATTAGAAAAAGAAATTGCAGCCGCTACATCTGGGCTTGATCCAGTTACATCGGCAAGAGCAGAAGGTGTTGTAAGTTTTGTAATGAATCGTATTGCAACAGAAGGAAACTATTATGATCTATTCTCTGATGATATAGCTTCTGTTATAGAAGAGTTAACAGACGAACAAAAAAATGAAATAGCTGATTTGATTACGGGAAAAACAGAAAAAGAGGTTCGTCCTATTGTTGAAGCATGGTTACGCACAAATTACCCAGAACCATTTAGAAAATCTGAAGCGTTTGCTCGACAACGAGATGCAAGAAGACAAGCTCAAGCAGAGGCTTTAAGGTTAGTGTTTGAGGCTAACCCTGATCTTGATCCTAACGATCCTGTTGATGTGCGTTTAGCAGAAAAACGCTTAAAAGAAGAAGCAAGGACTGAGCTTGATGTAGAAACTGGTGCAGGAACTCCATTTATTCCGTCTGTAGCATATTAATAATTTGGTGTTTAATATGGAATCAAGAGCATATTCTCAAGTATCTCATGTTATACAGTCTGGAGAAACTCTACAGCAAGAGCAACGAAGAAAGAGCAGGAATGTTATCAGGCGGTCGTCCAACAAGGAATTAATAACTAATGGCTGAGTTAGAAGCAAAAACAACGCCTACTGCGTCAAGTGACCTTCCTACGTGGATGAATGATCCTGCAATGCTTAATATGTTAGAAGGCTTAGGTGTTGACCCTTATGAAGCAGCGCCTAATTTTAATCTGTGGTTTGATACAGTAAAAGAGATTGAGTCTAGCGGTGGTTGGAATACGTACAATCCGCTTTCTTCTGCTAGAGGACCGTATCAAATATTAAAAGGTTCTTATCCTGTTATGCTTAGGAGAACTATTCGTGCTTATAAAAAAGCAGGCGTTGAACCTCCTAAAAGTTTTACTGATGCTTTGGCAGACAAAGATAGAGATCCTGCTGATTTATCTGAAAATGAAGTTAGACGTTTAATATTTCTTGACGCACAACAACGCCCTCAAAAAAACAAGGAAGGTGTTGGCACTGACAAGTTGATTATGGATCTGGCTAAGGGTAATTGGGGTGCAGGCCAAGACCTTTATTTGGATCATCACCACACAGACAGAACAGATCAGCCTACTTTAAAACGAAGCAAGGAAAAGTTTGCAGAAGTAGAAGATCAGGTGGTTGTTCCTTTTGAGTCTGAACTAAAAGAAAAACTACGAGAAGTTCGTGTTGATGCACAACGTGTTCCGACAGAAGCACTAGCAAAAATTAAAGTACCTGAACGTGCTAAAAAGATATTGCTTGAGGATATTGAAGTACCTCAACGTAGTCGTGTTCCTGAAGAAACTGTTGGTCCTATATCTGTACCTCAACGTGGTGGTAGATTCCCTGAAATAGAAGTTGATGCACAACGTGTACCTGAAAAAGTTTTAGCAGAAATTAAAGTACCTGAACGTGCTAAGAAAATATTACTTGAAGAGATCAAAGTACCTGACAGAGAATTAGTACCTACAGAGGCACTATCAAAAGTCAAAATACCTGAACGTACAAAAAAAGAAATACCTGCTCCTTATACAGATTATGAATCTGTTTTACCTGATTTAGATTTTTCTATGTATAGAAAAGATGGTAGTCGTAAATCTAGTAGCGGTTATTTAGGACCACAAAAAAATAAAGTTACCGGACAAACTATGACTGAGTACACTATAGGTGTGCAAATAGATGGTAAAGAAGTTGAAGTACCTTCGATGGTTCCCGGTCTTACTGATAAAGAACTTGATGCAATAAAAAGCGGTGAGGTTTTAGATAGTGTTGCTGTTAAAGCAAAAGCCCACGCCGAAAAAAGAATAGCTGAAGGTAAAAGTCCGTTTTATCAAGACTTAGAAGAATACACAGACTATGAATCTGTAATAGATCAACGTCTTGCTGAAGTTACTACACCAGAAAGACAGTTAGTTTCAGAAGAAGCAGTAGCACAAGCGCCAGTAAAGTCTGGTGAAATTGTGATACCTCAAGAAGCTCTTAATAAAATTTTACCTTTTAAATCAGAAAAAGAATTAACTAACATAGTTATTCCTAAAGAAGCTATAGATATTCGTAAACAATTAGCAAATGAAGAAGGAAAAAGACTTTCAGAATTAGTTAAACAAGCAGGAGAAGGTGTTACTTTTGGATTATTAGGTGAGTTAGCTGCTGCTGTTGAATCTGCTACTACTGATAAAACATATGATAGAGCTAAAGCTGAATATGAAGTAGCTCGCGAGCAGTTTATAAAAAACAACCCTGAACTATCTCAGATAGGTACTGCTGCTGAGTTTTTAGGTACACTAGGGACTGGCGTTGCTTTATCTAAAGGGTTAACTAAACTTGGTATATATTCTTTAGCTGACCAAGGTTTAGCTGAAGGTGTAGTGTATGGTCTTGCCTCTGGTGAAGGTGGAGAAGGTCGTGTTGCAAGTGCTTTGTTGTATGGCGGGTTTGGTAATATTCTTGGAAGAGGTTTTGACAAACTTCTTGAGCCTTCTTTTGTTGGTAGGTTTAGAACAATAGAAGAGTTTAACACTGAAAGAGCAAGGCTACAAGAACAATTAGCTAAAGAAGCTAGAGTTCAACGTGCGCCTACAGATATTACTGATGAAGAACTTGCTACTCAGTTATTGTTGCGAGACATAGAATATCTTGGTGATGTAGTAGGACGGCAAGGTGTTTTGCCAAAAGAACTGCCTAGTTTTTATAAACGCATGGTAGGTTACGCTGAAAATATGGGCGTAGATATGCGTCAATTAAATAAAGTTATACGTTCTAATAAAACTATTAAAGGGTTGCGTTCTAAACTAGATGAGCCATTTGAGACTTTAGATGATATGGCTTTGTTACGTCAAGATTTATTGGATATGACAACTGGTCGTTTGTTGTCTGATGTAGGACGTACTATTCCAGCAGCACAAGATACTATTGTTAGGTTTAGACGTTTAGCATCACCTCTTGCTACTCTTGCTGAAGAAACTGTTGGAGTCGCTTTTTCTGAGCGTCTTATCAGGGCAATGAACAGGGTAACTAGAAAACAAGCAGATCTAGATAATATGTGGAAGGGTATGGAACCGTTCCGTGAACTAGCAGAAACAAACATAAAGTTTAATGATTTGTTGTTAGATGCTGTTAACCCTCGCTTATCTTTAGAGTTTAAAGAAAAATCTTTACAAGCTGCTATGAATATAGCTAGATCAAAGATAGGCAAAGGCGCTCCAGAAAGATTGCAAAAGTTTTTTGATGACAACATAGAGTTTTCTAAGCGGTACAGAAGAGAGGTTACAGCGGGTGATGTTACTTCTATTTGGATGCACTCCTCACCTCAAACAGTTATGCGAGATGCTTCTCTCAGGACATATAGAGATAAAGCTGCAATTAAAGCCGAAGACGCAGCATCTAAAAATGTTCAACGTCCATCTATGAAAGAGTGGCGTGAGCAAAACGCTAAAAGACCTGTTGAAAAACAACAAGAGTATGCCAACATTTTTGATTCTCATTGGACATGGCAGCGTCAGACTTTAACAAGGATGGAAATAGGTCAACAGTTAGGTTTTAGAACAGCCGGTAAACCTATAGTAGCAAAAGATATTAAAGATTTAATGGGTCGTTCCTCTTCTAAAAAAGAATTAAGGGAAGGTGCAACACCTCTTGAAGCTACTGCCTCATATGAAGCAGGACATTTTCGTTTGTTTGATGACAACATTATTGAAGAAGCCTTAAAGCGTGAAGGATACTCTGCGCTTCAAATAAAAAATGCACAGCAAATTATTGATGACATTGGTATCAATGCTAACAAGGGAATGGCAAACGAGTTAGAAATAGTACGCAGCCTTGGATACGTAGGTACTATTGCTAATCCTTATGGCGCTCTTATGAACGTGCATGACTTGTTTAACGCATCATTTGAGTTAGGTCTGGGTAACGTAATTTCTGCTGTGTTTAGTAGAAATGGAGTTCGTTTTAATCCTGCTGATATGGGTTTAGCTCGTCAAGTGTTTGGTGAGTTTGTTCGTAAAGCCCGTAAAGGTACTCAAAAAGAAATAGATGCTCTTGGTGGTGTAACTTCTGGTAATAAGTTTATTGAGGGGGCTGCTAAACTAAGTGAAGATTTACTTGAATGGTCTATGAAATGGTCGGGTTTTTCTAAACTAGATCAGTTTGGTAAGAGCCGTATCATGGGCGCTTCTTTTAACAGAGCAAGACAAGATATAGCTGATGGTAGCTTTGATGCTAAGTGGCAGTACAGCTTTAGTAAACCTGAAATAGATCAATTAAAACGAGACATAGCTGCGGGTAATATAGACAGTGAGTTAGTACGTGATCTTGTTATGTTTGATTTGTTCAGACTACAGCCTATTAACGCTGCGGCACAAACAGGTGCAGGACTTGCTAATCCAAACGCTAGAATTTTTTATATGCTAAAAGGTTTTGCTATCAAACAATTTGATTTGATGGAGAGAAGAATAATTAAAGAGTGGCAAGCTGGTAATAAAAAACAAGCCTTAGAAAATTTAGCTAAGTACATTGTTATATCTGGCGGGGGTTACGGTGTTGTTAATGAAGGCCGTCAAGTTCTTAAAGGAGAGGTTCCTGATGCGGAGCAAGCGGCATGGAGTGCTTTGTACCAAGTAGGTTCTGTTGTTACATTTGGTGCTATGGGTGCTAATGATTACGGCTATGACAAGTTTATGAACGATCCGTTAACAGCAGCAGCAACTAACTTATTACCTCCAGTAGGTGCTTCTCTTCCCGGTGCTGTTATAGAAGATATAGCAGATGCTTTTAGAACTGGTGATCCTTTACCTGATGAAACAATATACGCATTACCAGTTGTAGGTAAAACATTGCAAGGGGTGTTCAAACAATGAAAGACAACGACAAACACACAGTAAGCTATACGTCCATTGATTACCACAGTATGTGTCAGCGTTCTAAAGACCGCATTAAGAAGATGCAGTCGGAAGGAATACCTACGCCCCATGACCCTAAAGATAAGCCAGAGGACGTAGGTAAGTCGAACGGTTACTCTATATTCTTTATGTCTTGAGGCCACTCCCATTGTGGGTCAGAAGTAGTGACCACAGTACACGCTGGCAACATAAGAATAACCAACGCCAGCACTCTACAACTCACAGTT